GGTAGAAAAGTTAAGAGTAAGAAACAAGCAGTTGCCATCGCACTTAGCGAGGCACGTAGAAAGAAACGTAAAAGGAGAAGTTAGATGGGACCGCATACACTTATTAAACGACCACATAATCTGGATGAAATTGTAGGCCGTCCTACAGGACAGGGCTATGGTGCTGCACGTAAGGGACCGGCTGTAAAAGGGCCACCACAGGATGTTGTGGTTGATGAAGACTACACTCAGGGTAAAGCCTTTAGAGTGGAGGACTAGATTATGTCTATGAAATTATTAGACGATGCGTACAGATTATCTAAAAAAAATCCAGCGGCTAAAAGAGCTTTTAAAAAGTTTGAAAAACTTGGAAATAAAGCTGCTAACTGGACAGAGAATCAAATAAGATCTTTAGAAAAGTATGTTAGAAATCAAATAAAATCAAATTTAAATGCTGCTGATAAAGCAAAAGTAGCAGCACGTTCTAAGCCCTTTGTTCAAAGCAAGACCGGAGCTGCTCGTAAGGTTCCTCAATCTAAATTACAACGGAAAATAAATAAAGCTAAAACAGGAAATGATTTAGTTACACAGGGTAGTCGTACAGTAGCTAAACCTCCCGGTAGTGCAGTAGCCACACAGGGTAGTCGTGCAGTAACTAAACGTCCCGGTAGTGCAGTAGCCACACAGGGTAGTCGTGCAGTAACTAAACGTCCCGGTAGTGCCTCTTCTAACGGTAAAATAGTAGGTCTTTCTAATAAAGCTAACTCTACACTTACTTTAACAGCGGCTGCTGCTGCTCTTGCTGCCGCAAATTCTGGTGATAAAAACAAGAAAACAAAGGCTGAGAAACCTTTATCAAAACTACCATCTAAAACAGTACCTACACGTAAAACACCCGTTCCTGTAGATGATACACCTCGTCCTAAACGTAAACCTGTTACTCCCAAAGAACGCCCAGTTCAAGGTCCAAAAAATAAACCACTTAAACCTTATGAACAGGGTGTCCGTTATATTGATAATCCTTTTGGAAAAGGTAAAATTAAAGTAGATAGTACTGATGAAGGAATGGCATTTGAAGAGTTTGATCAGAAGTATGGTGGAAAAGTTATGACACGTAAGAAGGGTGGTAAAGCTAAACCTCGTAGACGTGCAGCCCTTAGAGGCCATAGGGCTGAACAAAGAGGAGGCTGATATGTCTAAAAAAATTGAAGATCGGCTAACAAAAAATAAAGAACTAGCAACTTTGATTTCTAATTTAAAAGGAATTGGTGGCGATAAACCTACAAAAGTTAAACCTCCTTCAAAGCGTAAAACATCAAAAAATAAATCTACTGGTGCTATTATGAAAGAAGTAGGTGACCTTTTTGAAAAGGACAACTCTGAAGTTGATTATAATAGCGATCCCGGTCTTCGTGGAGCATATGATATGCCGGGGGTATATGATTTTGAGACTAATCCAATGAGTGGTTGGAAAAAAGGTGGTCGTCTTAAAAAGGCCAAAAAGAAAGCCCCTCGCAAACGTGCAGCACTTAGAGGACAACGCTCTGAATTAAGAGGATCGTAATATGAGTAATAAAAATTTAAAAAAAACTGTTACTTCTGATTTAGCTAAACCAAAAAAAGAAGAAAAGAAAAGTGAAAGAGATGAGCTTTTAGGTAACTTAGGATCAGGCATGGGACTTTTACCTGCTGTTGTTGGTGCGATGGGTCCAGAAGGATTAACATCTATTGGACTTGTCAAAGGACTTCTTGGAAAAAGTAAGGGTGGTAAAGTAGGTAAGAAAAAAAACACTGTTAAAAAACGTGCAGCACTTCGTGGACAACGCTCTGAATTAAGAGGATCGTAATATGGCTTATACAGATAATATGGACGATAAAAAAAAGAAAAAAAAAGAAGAAGATGAAGAAGAAGATGAAAAAGAAACTCTAATAGAACGTCTTCTCAGAGAACAAGAAGAGGACGACGCCAAAGGACTTGAAATAGGTACTGCTATTTCCGGCGATGTTATACCTCCCCCACAACAACAAATGCAGCAAAGTGGCGGTGGCGGCAAAGGTGGCGGCCAGATGTTAGGAACTCTTGCTAGATTAGGAATGATGGCTGCAAGTGGTGGTGCCGGTGCCGGTGCCGGTGCTGCTGGTGGAAGCACTTTTGCATCTGGATTTGCTGGTGCACCGGCAGTAGGTTTTAAAGAAGGCGGTCAGATAAAAAAGAAGACTAAGAAAAAGAAAAGAGTTGTTCGTGGTGTAGGTGCAGCTAAACGTGGTTACGGTAAAGCCACTTATTCTAAGAAAATGTATTAATTGATAGGCTTTAGTCATGAGTAATAAATCATTAAGAAAAACTGTTACTTCAGACCTTGCTCCAAAAGAAGAGAAGAAAAAGAAACGAAAAGACCTTGCTGGTGGTGTAGGAAGAAGTATTGTTCCTCACATTCCTGTTGTTGGTCAATTTTTAGGTGCTGGCAATGCTCTTTTTCAAGGAATTACAGGAGAGCCGGGACCGTTTGGAAGTGGGTCTGGTATTGCAGAAGGAAATATAGGAAAAATACTTTTTGATCCTGATGATATTTTAGGTGCTTTCGGAGTGGATATTTTTAAAGAAGGCGGACAGATAAAGAAAAAAACTAAGACTAAGAAAAGAGTTGTTCGTGGTGTAGGTGCAGCTAAACGTGGTTATGGTAAAGCAACTTATTCTAAAAAAATGTACTAATGGATAAAGAATTTATTATTAGATATAATAAGTCTGTTCAGGAAGGTTATGACGATCCTACTTTAATAGATAATTCAGGTACTAGACCTAATAAAGAAGACTATAAAGATTTTAATGAATATATAAATAGTCTTTGTAACTATATAGGAAAAAAGTTTAGGTATACATATGGCAGTAAAGCGAAAAAGAAAACCCAGTAACATGAAGGGCATGACTATTGGCAGGGGCATGAAGCGTCCTACCAAGTCTGGTGCTGGCATGACTAAGAAGGGTGTGGCTAAATATCGTAGGCAGAATCCCGGTTCTAAGCTAAAGACTGCTGTAACCGAAAAGAAACCTACAGGCAAACGTGCATCAAGACGTAAGTCATACTGTGCAAGGTCTGCTGGACAGATGAAGAAGTTTCCAAAGGCTGCTAAAAATCCTAATAGCAGACTTAGACAAGCTCGCAAAAGATGGAGATGTTAATGAAAAAAGCAGTGGATGCTCCTAAAGGTTTTCACTGGATGAAAGCTGGTAAAGGATTTAAACTTATGAAGAACCCCTCTACTGGATATAAGGCACATAAAGGTGCTTCTAAGAAAGCAAGCTTTGAAGTCCAGAAGATACATAAGAAATGATTAAACGTAAGAAAGGCGGCACAGCCACTAAACGTGACCCAAAGAAGTGGGCAGCGGCAAAGGCCAGAGCAAAGCGTAAGATGGGTGGTAAGCACTCTGCCAGAGCTATGCAGCTTGCTGTTAAGTATTACAAAGATTCTGGTGGAACTTATAGCGGTAAGAAAAAGTCTACTAATAAACTTTCAAAGTGGAGCAAGCAAAAATGGAAAACCAAGTCGGGAAAACCATCTGGCAAAACGGGAGAAAGATATTTACCGGAGAAAGCAATCAAGTCCCTGTCGTCAAAGGAATATGCAGCGACCACCAGAGCAAAGAGAAAAGGGACTGCTGCCGGGAAGCAGTTCGTGAAGCAGCCCAAAAAGATAGCAGCTAAAACAAAAAGGTTTAGAACGTAATGGCAGTATCAGGAACATATGACTTTAACCTTGACATAGACGAGGTTATACAAGAAGCGATGGAGATGATCGGGGGTGAAGATACTCTTGGTCACGAACCTGCTTCTGCACGTCGATCTATAAATTTAATGTTGCGAGATTGGCAAAACCGTGGTATACTATTATGGACTACAAGTGTATCATCTTTTACCGTGACTGCAAGTACTACTTCTTATGATCTATCTTCTTCTACTATAGATGCTCTTGAAGTTGTTCTTAATAGAGATAATACTGATATTAAATTAGAACGTATAACACCTGAAGAGTTTTTACTTATTCCTAATAAAACACAAACTGGAAGATCATCTCAGTATTCTATCAGAAGAGGTAGAGATAATCCTGTCATGTCTGTCTGGCCTATTCCTGAGAACTCCACAGATGTTTTAAAGGTTGAAGTATTCAGTGAGCTTACAGATGTAAATAAATCAGCAGATCAGAATGCTGATGTTCCTAAAAGATTTTTACCATGTCTTACTGCTGGACTATCTTATTACATGTCAATGAAAAGATTTGGTGTAGATGCTGGTCGTATACAAATGCTGAAGGCAAATTATGAAGAGTGTCTTGCCAGAGCTATGCAGGAAGATAGAGAAAGAGCTTCAATGCGTGTTGTGCCAAGACTAAGGTATATCTAGTGGCTAGTACTAAGAACGCACTTGCTATGTGTGATACATGTGGGTTTGTGTATCCACATCGTGTTATGCGAATGAACAGTTATGGGATGCTGGTATGCCCAGAAGACTTTGAAGGACAGTTTGATTTGAAGAACCATCCTCAAAATCATGTGCCTGATGTAAGGGATAATCCAGCTATTCTTAATCCTCGTCCCGATACAGGTGGGCGTAATCTTACATGGAGTCAGGCCAGTACGGCATGGGGATCAACAGATAAGTATTGGAATCTAATATGAGCGATTTAACAAGTCAACTAATATCAAA